CCGTTCAAGCTAAAGAACAAGCTCCGCAACAACAAAAAGCTCCCCAGCCATCTCCGCCACCCGTAACAGCTCCAGCACCTGCGCCCGCACCGGCTCCAGCGCCAGCACGTGCTTCTGCCCCCGCTCCCTCTAGCGGTGGAGGCGGCGGCGGAGGCGGCGGATCAAAAGGCGGCGGCGGCGGAGGCGGCGGTGGAGGCGGCGGCGGAGGCGGAGGCGGCGGCGGATCAAAAGGTGGCGGCGGCGGAGGGAAGAAAAAATAAACAATATGCAAGAACGTTATATTCTTGAACTTCACAAAGACAACGTAAACCTCAAAATAGCTTTATCCGCAAACGATAGTGGCCACGCGCAAGCTCAAGCAGCAGATATAGCCAGAGCGCTGGTATCAGATTCGTATAACATTGCATACGGAAAGCAACGAGAAACTAAGCTTTCCAGATTATTTAGGGATCTAGCTAACAACAACTTTGACTACAAACTATGCTCTCTGTGGAACGGATCTAAAGTAAATAACACACCCTGTGTTTATGCCCTAGGTAAAAGGCATTATATACGAAACCTAATAATCAGATATTTAAATATTGCAGATGACGGTCACACAGCAAAACCCAAATGCGACTGTCGAGACTGTATCAATCCTTATCACTTCAAACACTCTAAAGAAAAAAATGAAAAGATTTCATGCGGCGATTTGAAAATGCTTGTAGCCTATCGAGGCCAAGGCGCTCGGGTAACCCAGATCGCCGAGGCATTCAACGTCCACCGCTCAACCATTTACAGAAAGCTCAAGAATGAACCTGTTCTTAATGGGACTCAAGGTCACAGCAACTGCTGAGGAAGACGACGGTATCGTCAATGTCCTGGCGGAGAGTCTGCCTTCAAACGAAAAACGAGTCGAAACCAAATTTCAACTTCTTCAAAAAGCTAACCACTACGTCGGAAAGCTACTCAAGAAACTGGAAGTTGGGCAAACGGTTCTCGCCATGGGTCCAACAATTCCAACTATCGATGGTGTTCTAAAGATGCAGCCCATGCTGGTTGTAACTCAGGACAACTTCGAAGACCTGCTGGCTATCAACGTCTTCATGGCCACGGGTGGACTAGGTCCCAAAGCTGAAGAAGTAGAACTCTCCGATACAACCGTAACCAACAGATCACTTGCATGGCAAACAGAAGAAAGTGAAACCGCTTGGTTTAAGCTCACGGCTTGGGGTGAACTATCTGCACAACTAGCAGAATTAGCGCCTGGGACGCCTACCATTGCAGTAGGTAAGGTCTCAACAAGCGAAAAAGACGAAAAAAGCTACCTAAACTACACGGTAGATAAAATTCTTTATCTGCCTAAATCGACTAAAACCGCTCCTAAGAAAGCTGTGGACCCCGAAAAAGGCAAAGTCTCTGCTGCTGCTATCGGTTCTATCGATTTCTCTCTCTGATTTCTAACTAACCATGGTGTTCATTGCTGGCCAATTTTCTCAGGACGAAATTCTCTGTAACGTCCCTCCGCATACTCTGAGGATTGATCTTCAGGCTCGTCGTTGGAAATCCGACGTCGATCCCGATTCCGCTATCGTCGACCGAAACGACAACGGTATTCCGATTGAGTTTGTACTCGTCGGTTTTACTCCGTATTTTGGAAACCTGGGGATGCGAAACCAGGAAGAGTTCCTGCGCATCGCATATATCGGTGTCTCTCCGAACCATCGTCTTTTGCCGCCACGCTGCGTCACAACGTCGATGATCTCAGGCAAGTCGTCTCAAAAGAACTTCATCAGTTACTTTCAGACGCTTTACAACAACCGGATCAACTGCGCATCCGTCATTACAACAACTAAGTTTGTTACTCGCAGCTTTAACGAGCGCGATCCGATGACGGGAGCCGACGGAGCAAAGATCAACTTCAATGCTCTGGAGTTCGCTGATCGTCCTCCCGCTAACGAGGAAGAGATCAAGCTGATCGAGGACATCAATAAGTGGCTGACCGACAAGGGCGGTAACTTATGCGCCTCTGCACTCAAATCCCACATTCCGGGATCTGATCTGGTGGAGCTGCCTTTGGGTTCAGATCACAATGAGATCAAAGCTCGATTTGCTGCAGAACATCAAGGCACTCCGGCGGCTTCCTTCAGTGCTGCGCCTCAAGCAAAAGCACTAAAGTCAGCTGAAGACACTGCAGAAACCACATCGGAACCCCCAAGCGCCAAAGGCAAAAAAGCGATTGAGTTGACTGCAGAACAAGCAAAAACTCTAGGTCTCGATTTTTAGGCTATCCTTCAAAAGAAGCCAAGGTGAGAGCGGTATATCCGCTCTTTTTTATTGCTCCAACTCAGAGGGATGCTCAGCTTCTTTAGGCATAAGCAGCTCGTCGAACCCAGGTAAAACCACGCCGCTGCGAGCGCACCAACCGGCGAGACGAGAAAACAGGTGGTTTCGAATCAAATATTGTTTGTGCACCCCCTCGAAGATCACCATCATTTGATCGCGGTCGAGCTTGGCGAAGTCACCTACTACCCTCTTGTGTAGGAACTCCTGCTCTGTGCTCAGCCATTCCAGATTTAACATAATCTATAGAATGCACTGAAGTCATAATAGGCAACGAAACGTGGTCTGATCCGAATTTTTGGTTAAACTCTGACAGCCTTGGCAGCGGGTCTCTTGACCGAAACGTTTTACCGAATACCAAACGGTGTTACGCACGCCCTCATCAAACACTCATTCATCACCGGATCAATTTTGGTCCCATATGATCCACTCTCGACACTGAGCGATCAACTCCGAAAACACAGGTTCTCGGTCACCGAAAACAAGGATGAAGCCAACCTGACAGATCCCGTCTGGTGGGTCGGTCAAAAGGACAAAAAATTTGATTGGGTTGTGGCCGCTACTACCGGTCTCGGTGACTATACAGAATATATTCTTGAATATGGCATACAGATTGCTACACAAGGCATAGCGGTTTTAGACCGCCTTTCGTTCATCGAACCAGTAGCCAAGCGTAAAAGTTTCCTGCTGTCGAACAAGATCAGCAATATGATCGTCCTGAACCCACGCCCGAAGTTCAGAGCTATCGGTTCGACTAGGGACTCAGTAACAAGCTGTTGGTTCGTGTTCCAAAAACCAGAGTTCTGGCATGATGGAACTCAAATTACATTCGGTCTCGATTGGGATCGCGTTGATCCACTACCTCCCCTCCAATGACTTACACACGTCAGCAGAAATTCGACAAGTTCCAACGCGATGTTCTGGATCAACTCAACAAAACAAACGCTCTCCTCGAAAAAGTCACAGCTCTGTTGGTTTCCGATCAACTCCTCCAGGAATGCGTATCGCCCGACGGAGAGGCTCGAACTGCCGCAGACTGCGCGGAGATTATTACCGAATCTTATTGCGCAGGTCTTTGCCTCGCCGAAGAACTGAACGACCGCAACCGAGAATTTGCGTACCAAAAATCTGAATTCTTTGTGGATTCAGATGAAGACGAAGAAAACGATGAAGAGGAAGAGGATGACGAAGATGATGACATCGGACCTCCCCCGAGGTTTCAAATGTCTTTCTAAAGAAGGAGTAAACTAAGATTTAATCGACACGAAAATGTGTCCCAGACACGAGTAACTCTAAACGGTCTACGCCACTACAACTGCGCTGGTGTTCCTAAACCACTTCCGTCTGTAACAAGCGTTTTATCTGCCACGCAGACCGAAGAGACTAGGAAAAAACTAGCGCACTGGAACCTAATGAACCCTGGTGCAGCTGATAAAGCTGCAGAAAGAGGGTCGTGGATTCACAACGCCGTAGAGAACTATGTGCGAGGCATAGCTGTACATCCGGCAGATGATTTGATGCCGTATTGGACCGGAATGCCGGATAAGCTGGATGAGCTGCTAGAGAAAGGTACGATTTTATGGAGTGAAAAACCGTATAACCAACCTCAGTGGTCTCGCTACGTAGGTCAAGATGGCGTCGGCCGGATTCATTATTACAACGAAAACACCGGTCATGGTTACGCCGGATGCTGTGACATCATCTACAGAGACGGTAACGGGGAAGTTATCCTGGGTGATTTCAAAACCAGCGTCGGTCCTTACTCCGCAAACTTTCCGAAAGCAAAAGACAACATCCCAGACCACGTGCGCAAGGCTTTGGTTAGCGGTGTGTTTAAGTTAAAGAAGACACAACTTCAACTCGCTGCATACTCTTTAGCGGCCGAAACTTGTCTCGATTTACGTGTCGATAAAACTCAAATCATTGTGTCTACTCCGCTTCCTGAGTACCCGGTTCAAGTATTCACATTTAGCCGGGCTCAGCTAGAGAAACACATGGAGCAATGGCTGCAAGTATTGCGCCAGTTCTACGACAAACTTAAAGACTGAATGCTTCTTCTTAACGGCCTCTTCCGCTGCAGCGCAAGGGGCTTCATGGCAGAATGACCGGACGCCCGAGAGCTATGGAATTTTTCTTCTCGATCAATCACGCCGTCTCAGAACACGTCAATCCTGCGACCGGCAAGATTGCTCCGGGGGGAAACTTCGCAGCTTTTAATAACAACTGGCTGCCTCAAGAAAACACAATCGAATTTCTGACTGATGCGGTCACCACGCAGCAGGCGGGTTTGTGTGCTTGGCACTTACTAGAAGGACGACGAAGAGAAAAAAGTACCGGGGCAATTAAAGCCGGTTTAATAATCATCGATATCGACAATCAAGCTGACGGTAAGGATGAAAATGGCGGCAAGATTCAACGCCAAGAACTAGACGTCGCTCAAGCTTTAGCCCTAGATATCTGTGACAAATACCTAAGTCTTGCGTACTATTCGCCGTCCCACACCGAGACGTGGCCTCGCTTCAGGCTGGTCTTCGCCCTGGAAGTCCCGATCATCGATCCAGACTTTTACCAGTGGTTCACCCGTTACATAGCCAACCAGATTCCTGGTTCGGACCGACGGGCAACTCAGGCGGTCAATCTCTTCTACGGCGGTACGGGAACCGACAGCCTCATTGTCGTTTCAGATAAATACATACCCGAAAACAAAATTAAAGAGGCATATGCCGTCTACCTGACGCAGCCGAAGCAGGCTGAAGCAGGCGGCGACGCAGAGCCTTTTTTACAGACGGCTGTGGCTCCCACGGGGGTCGACTTAGAGCAGCTTGTCAGCGGGACAGTCAGGTCGATGCTCGATGGAGACCCCGTCGATGACCGGTCATTCGCGCTCACCGTCGCCCTTAAAGAAATCATCGGCTGGAGCAACTGGCTGAACTCCCAAGGGCTAGCGACCAAAGAGCCCCCCTTGACAACCGCACACCGGGTGTTCGAGAATATCTACGAATACCCCCCAGACCTCGATGGCAAATTCGGTCGCATCCTGAGCAGCATCACAGAGCCAGCCTCGCTGCAGCCAGCGGTCATCATCGCGGCAGAAGACGGAAACCTCAGCGCTTGGAAACGGATTCGCAACGCGAACCGAGAACAGTACGAGAGCCTGTGTCCCGCCGAAACCCGAGCTGAGATCGCGGCACTCAAGCCCAAACCGACAAACTCAATCTTGAGTTTCGAGGATCTGGTAGCGCAAGTCGATCAAAAGATCGCCGAAACGCAAACAACATCAACATCAACACCAAAACAAAAACAAATGGCGTCAACTCCATCCACGCCGGCGCAATTGGTTTCTCTCCAGCAAGGAAACCGCCAGTTCTCAGAGAATGATGTAGCCGACATTATCGTAAATAACTACGGAACAGAGTTCTTATTTGATTCCTCTGTAGATGAGTTCTTTACATACGACGGAGACGAAGGGATTTGGTATATCCAGGACGAACAGCACATTAAAAGGCGGATCATTAAAACCTTAGATACCTTTGTAGCTGCGGGGGTGATGCCCAGATACAGTGCGGCGACCGTTAGCTCTGTGTTCCAACTCCTTAAAGGCAAGCTGCTGAAGTCTGTCAGTGGCGGCCGTGTCTCGATCTGGAGTGGCAGCCGGGGCAAGATTCCGTTTGCTAACGGCATCCTGGATGGAGAGTCTCTGGGTTTCGAGGAGGGCAACCATAAAGATCTCTACCTGCGGAACAAGCTGGCGTTCCCCTACGACAAAACCGCTGCGTGCCCTAACTTCCACGCGTGGCTGGATTCCTGCATCGGACCGGACAAAAAGATCATTATCCGGGCATTTGCTCGCGCGTTGCTGACGGGATACACGACAGGCGAGCGCTTCCTGCACTTGGTGGGTCCTGGTGGTACGGGTAAATCCACCATGCAACAACTATTAATCGCGTTGGCTGGATTCTCAGGAACTCACACCAGTAACCTGGAAACAATTGAAACAAATAAGTTCGAATGTTACAACTTGATCGGCAAGAAACTCTTACTCTTGACCGACGAAGCCAACTTCAACAAACGATTGGATGTGCTCAAAAAGATCACGTCCGCGTCAGATACGCTACGGGCAGAAAGGAAGTACGGTAAGGAAGTAATTAACTTCAAGCCAGAAGTTCTCGTATGCATCGCGTCAAACGAGCACATCAGCTCCTCAGACATTAGTAGCGGTCTGGAGCGGCGTCGTCTGACGATCATCATGGACAAGGTCGTTCCAGCATCCCAACGGCGAGATCTGCTCAACATCTACCAAGATCGACTCGAAGGCGACCTAGTGCCCGAACTCAGCGGCATCGTTTCCTGGGCACTCGACATGCCGTACGACGAAATGCGTGATGTATTAGCCAATCCTGTAAAGCATGTCCCTTCACTGAACGCGACAAACCTTGAAGCTTTGATCTTCAATAACCCCTACGTAGCTTGGCTGGCGGAGTGCACGATGTACGCACCTAATAGCCACGCGTTGATCGGAGCGGGTGCTTTCCGACCCAACACCGATGAAGCTGAGAAAGGTATGTTCGTCAAGAATGCCTACGGAGAACTCTATGCCAGTTACGTAAACTTCTGCAAGTCGAACGGATACAAGCATTCCGCAAAGCCTCGTTTCGTAGACCGCTTGAAAGAAACCATCCGCAACGTCCTCCGTGTCGAAGGTGTTGCACCCAAATTTGTTAATGGCAAAGCCGTGTTCAGCGGTTTACGATTGAAGCCGTATGACCCAACAACCGACCGCGCAGCGGCCGGATCAAATCGTCTCCCCTCCCCAGTGGAGTGGGCATCAAACCCAGACATTTCTCATTGGAAACCAGCTTTCGAAGCTCATGATCAACAACCCGTTGAATCTGCTTAATGGTGGAGCTTTGCTGTTCGGCGGCATTCTGAGCCTGACCGTTGCGGCAACAGGTCCTCAAGATCTTTCATCTGCAGTCGCAGCATCCGGCGGTTTAATCGCAGGGACAGCGGCGGCGACCCAGGTGGCTAAGCGCCGCTCCGAACAAGAACACGAAAAACTTCGAGTTGCGCGGGCGTTCACCATGCTCTATCGCGACAACCGAGGGATCCTCCTCCCACAGGAGTTAGCCTTCGAGGCCGACGCTGATCTGCAGCGAATCGATAACTTCCTAACCAAGCTGGCAGAGTCCCAGGGAGGCCAGAAGGTAACAACGGATCAGGGTACGTTCTATAAGTTTCCGCACCAAGAAAACATTCTCGATCAACTAAGCGCAAACGCAAGCGCCTGGGCACAGAAACAAGTAGAAGGATACGCCCAGGAAAACACGAAGCTAAAGCAGCAGCTGGTATCGATGCAAATGATCCTTACGCAAATGCCAATTGCTGGGAAAGCACCAATGCCAATAGCGCAAAACGAAAATACCCAGGAATCGGTTGATCCCTGGGAAAAACTGCTATAGTAAGAGAACGCGCGTAAGGCGACTAGAGCCGGGGCCATAAACCCCGGCTTTCGCTTTAGGGAGCGAGTCGAGCTTTATGGAGGCGTGTTTTCTCGTACCACGCTCCGATCTCGGGTGCCCAAACCTGGAAGTGCGGCCACATTAAATCGCAGAGGTTTCGAATTTCCTCCTGCGCATCAAGCTTGCTGCGCAAATCCATAAAGTGTAGAAAAGACCGCAAGCTGAAGGTCACGACGAAATGCTGCCTGAAATCGAACGGCAGGATTCCGCGTGCGTGCTCCTCAGCGTGGCCGAGGTAACGAACCATGTGGCAGTACCGCTGAGCGGCGGCCTTACACAGAAAAACATCCTCGCTCCGATGCTCTTCGGTGTAGGTGTACTTTTTACCTTGACGGTCAGAATAAGTTCCGACAGGGCGAAGATAAAACACATCCTCCAGATCGAGCACACCGTCGGCGACTTGGCAAATCCGATTGCCGGTGTAACGCATCGACTGCACATCGAAAGATACGGCAACACGGTGCGTCCGTGCCTGCTGCATCACTGAGTGCGGAAAATAACCGCAGCTAAGACTTATTGACGCGTGTTCGAGCGGACCGTAATGGCCACGCTCACCGGAGAGGAGGCGCTTAACGATCACTTCACCCGCTTGTGTCTCAGGCGGGGGATCTTCGTTGAAAACGTACTTTTCGCTGTAGTCCTGATGAAGTGCAAACCAAATCAAAGTTTGAGGATGCGCTGTTTGACTCAGCACATCCACCCTAAATTTCGGGTCCACGGGGTTCCGTTAGGAGCTGGGGAAAGCTTCCTGATACCGTAAACGTCGCGTAATCTCAGACGGGGTGATGCCCGCTAAGCGAACGGCGTCGAGGTTCAGGCGCTGCCCGGCCATCCTAATAGGAAAGTCGTTCTCTCGCATCACTGTGCACCCTGTTGCTTTTTAGCCTTAGCTAGAGACATGAGGTTGTTCATGGTATTATGTGTGTTTAACGCATAATCCGTAGGAACAACCCGAGTGTTAAGGAAGTTCTGCTTAGCGACCATGAGCAGTTCCTGCTGCATCCGAAGACGTTGCTCCGGTTTGTTCTGCTCAGCACTCATCATGTACTGCTGTTGACTCATATCGTCCGCACTGTCAGGAGCGGCGATAGCCCGTTGGTTATAACCAGCAACACCCATGGGGTAGTGACTGGTTTTAATGTTGCCGGGGTTGTACTCAACAGCTTGCACCGGAGGGCGTGTGTACACCCCACGGTCATGTTCGAGCTGCGCAGCAATGCGAGCGGGAACATCGAGATTAGTAACGCGTCTCAGACTCAGATCTGGTTCGCGGTTATAGCCCATCAAACCAGGCGGGAACTGCATCTGAGGAGTAGCCTCAGGTGTTTTGTTAGTACCAGTGCCTGGAATAATCGCCATTACTGATCTCGCCGATTCGCAGACTTACTTCTAATTCTAAGATTATCAGAGGAATTATCTAAGGGGTTTTTGTTTTTATGGTCGACTTCGCGGGAGGAGTCGCCCTTTTTCACGCGGCCGTTCCGCTCCATCATGCGACGAGCTTTATTACGCGCAGCACGACGTTTCTTTTGCTCTTCAGTGCCGTGATAATCTTTATACTCCTTACGATAGTCGCGCGTCATTCTTCGTCAGTGTCATCTGCATCTAATTCTAAATTCCAATTGTCTCTAAAAAACTCGGCAGCATCCTTCTGGAAAGCTTGCCAAAGCCCGGTGTAAAGGCCACTGGGCGACCCATACATAAAGTACAGCTGCTCCATAAAGTCAGCTTTACGCTGCTCTTTAACCACGTCCCAAGAATCAAGGACGGCTTGCCAATCAAACCCTTCAGTCTTAAGGGTGGGATCGGAGATCTCGAACGACATTTTCAATCAGTGCAGAGCGATAACTTAGCATCCGGGCCATTTCCCGTGTTGTTAAATCTCCCAAAGGAGAATCTTCTTCATCCCAACTAAAGGTTTTAGCGGCGGCACGCTGATCAGCACAGCGGGCGACATTGTCCCAGTCAGCGTTCGTCACTTAAAAGCCTCGATCACGTACCCAGTGTTGGGTCCTTCAACCATAAAACGGGGACCGAGATTCTTCTTCGAATACAACAAACCTTTGCCGTTTGACGATGGATAACCGCCATTAACTAGATCACAATCTCCAAAAGGATCGTTAACAACATATTTAGTGTTGTCTTCCGAGCGGCCGATAATGATTAGCCAGTGTCCCCCACCGGTGGGCGCGGTTACCGGACCATGGTGGAGGATACCGATGGGCACAGGAATACCCTTCTCCAACTGAGCATCAATCCGAGCCCAGTTGTAGTCCTGGCGGAATCGAGCGGTCAGACCATAGTGAGCCAAAGCTTTAATCTGAGACTCGTAATACACTGTATCACCGTAGGTGTACACAGTTTTTATATATTCGTCGTCCCCCGAAATGCTCGAAGGTTTTAAGAACTTAAGAAGCATTGCACAGCTGCTGCTGAAGCAGGTGCGCATAGGATCAACTTTGTTATCCCGCTGGCTGTAGTACGGAACCTGTAAAACACGAGGAACAGTCGCCGGAGAAGCTGGTTCGGGTTCTTTAGGATCGTTGATGATCTTAAAATCTGGCGGCCACATCCACCACGTGCGGTCGGGCTGAGCCTCCAGGGTGAGCTTGTAGTGACCCTCACCGGGGACCATAGTGATGGCCTGCCAGCGATGAGCCGAGCCTTTGGGAACAAACAATTTGCGCTCCGCCTCAAGCTCCGAAGCCTGTTTGGGCTCGTGCTTCAGCCAGGTATCACGCTGAGCAACGATGGAAGACGCCAAGAGGGGATGCCGGTCTTTGGTCAAAAATAGCTGTTTCTCCGCTTCGCGTCGCCGACTTAATCCTTCTATCGGTTTTCCGTTAACTTTGTTCCACTTAAGAAACTCAGATGCGACGATAGAGACTTGTGTCTTATCGTTTAATAGTTTTAAAAGAGTGGAAGAGCGAAATGCGCCGAGTCCGATATTGTACGCAAAACTAACAAGAGCATCGAACTGATTCTGATTAACAGGAACTTTTAATCCGGATAAAACACCTTCAGCAAACCGATCAACTTCCGCACGCAATCGTGCATCTGCTTGAGCTTGCGTAATAGTCAACCCTTCTACGACGTCGGGACCAGTTTGGCCCCAACCAATCGTCCACACGCCGCCCACGTCGGCATAAGCCGTTAGACGACACCCCTCAAATTTTTTAATGAGGGCTAATCCGTTGTCAGAAACTCTCAACGTTCTTGAACGTCGATGCCAATACGGTACTCAGTGCCGGAGCGACCTTTCAACTGGATATAAGCGTAGTAAGCGCCGCTGCTAGCGATCCTAGTTTGAGTGATGCTGCTGTCTCGGCTGCTGAACTTAGAAGGAGCAGCAGTCATAACTTCGCTGCCGGCGGAATCAAGAATGATGACAGTGCCGCAGCTATTTTGATCGCGAATATCAACCTGAAGAATGCCAGTGGCATTAACAGTCAGGGGGTAGTAGTCAGAAATACCGTAAGCGCCGTCAGCTGCGTAAGTGCGAGCAGTCGTGTTAACTACAACCACGCCGCTGGCGTTTAGCGTTCGGCGCTGATCAAAGTGGGTGGAGTTGGTGCGGCGGGAGGGGTCAGTCAGACCGCTGTTAACAACGGTATTCAGCTCAAGATTCTTCGTAAACTGAGACACGACTGATTCGCCATTTACAACTAGTTTAGTAGAAATTTAACGGTTGATCGTGTGCGCAAAAGTCTAAAATTACCTTAGTTAAAACAGACGAATGGGTCCTGAAGCTTTAGTAGCCGCTGCAGCGACTCTTCTCGGGTTTTTAACATGGTCTCACCAGCAGAGACAAAACGTCATAAACGATAGATTTAATTCAATTAAGAAAAGATTAGAGGACGTGGAGATCAAAGTAAACGAAATACCGGCGACGTATGCGATGAAATCGGAATTAAATGCAGGTCTTTTAGATATCCGAGACAGGCTAAATCATATTAACGATAAGCTAGATCAATTAATTCTCAGTAAGATCAATGAAAAAAACTAAGTACAACTTCTGGTTGGCTATTTGCTACGAAATAATTAAAGCAGTAGTAGAGCATTTCCCATCTATAAAAACAAACAAGATAGTTAAATTAATATTGAATTACTGCAAGCACGATTGGATTCTGTGGCGAATCGAATCGGCTTTAGATTCTGTAGATAAACAGGTGGAAGCGTTACATAAAGAATGGGGGAAGCAGGAGAAGCCCACGCGGGAATATTACGAATTACCCCCGGACGGTTCAAAAGCCCAGCAACTTCTAGGCGGGGAAATGGGCATCCGTAGTACGTACAAACAGGATTGAGTAAGATAAAACTAGAAGTTAAAAAGCTATGGAAAATCTTCTTTCCAACGCTCAACAATTAGTTGAGATCCTTCTGGCTGTCCACGGTGTGGCCATTCTGATCGTCAATCTGACGCCAACCCCTAAAGACAACGAAGTTGTCGCTAAGTACTACCGAGTTATCGAAGTACTGGCCGGCATCATCACTCGACTGGCGAAGAAGTAACAGCTGGTTGAAGCAGCGGAATCCGACAGAGATCCATATATTCTCTGGCGGCTTCCGTTGCTTCTGGACAGGAATTAACCCATTTCAAAATCTTGAGTTCTCGCTCCTCTGTCCAAAAAGATTGAGTACGGAACCAAGTAAACCAAACAACATCAGACTTAGCTAAATTACAGGATGCGCAGCAGGGCACTAAATTAGTCCTGGAAGTCGTGCCTCCACGGGCTTTAGGTACGACATGATCCAACGTATCCGGATTCTGCCGTCCGCAGTACCCGCACTCTCCCCAGCAATCAAAAATATCTTTTCGAAACCTCTTACGTGCTTTGCTGCGTTGTAGACACTTAAGCTCGAACAAATAATCTTGTTCGCTCACTTAGTGTGTGCGGCTCAAGACAATTCTAACGAGAAGATAATTGTCAAACCTGAACTAATTCAGGCAAATATCGATCCAACGTAAGAATATGTGTGGACGGAGCCTCAAAAGTGTCAGCTAAATACTGACAGGCAAGTTCAGGATCAGTGCGGTCTCCGCAAGTAAATACGTCCACGGCGGCATAACCATGCTCGGGCCATGTGTGAATGGAGATATGGGACTCAGCTAAAAGAGCAAACCCTGTAACACCCTGAGGCACGAAAGGGTGAGTTTTAATATCTAAAAGAGTCGCATTCGAGACGCGTGCGGCTTCGGCAAGAGATTCGCGGACAAACGCTTCGTCGTTAAGCTTGTCGGGGTTTGCGCGATACAGCTCTAAAATGCAGTGCTTGCCGCTGCCCATCGAACGCATTCAAACTGTTTTTATTGTAGTGCGGTCACCCGAACCGGCAGCTAAGCTCCTAAACGCGTAACAGAAAATCAAATGAACGACGTCCGTGTGCAGTGGTTAACACAGGATGAGTCCTTGTGGGAAGCCGACTGGCTGCTGTATCTGCTTGGCGACGTTACGGATCATATAAACGCAGAATTTGACCCGGCTGCAATAAAAACAGATAAAAATACAGTATTAATTTGTAGTCACTCAGTGCCGTACAGACGCGTATTAGATGAACTGAGAGCGAATGAAAAACAATATGTAATTATTTTGCTTAGTGATGAAAATCTAAGAGATTTATGCGAATGGGTGCACGACCCTAGCTGTCGAGGTCTACTCAGAAATTACATAAATCCGTATATGTTTAGACATCCAAAAGTGAGAGTATTCGGACTCGGGTACAAGAGAGATTTCACAAAGCATCTGAATCCCACGCGGGAACGGACACTGACTTGGTCGTTCGCAGGAACACTGCACAACCAGCGGCGGGATACGGTACAGAAATTTAAAGTTTTTGACCCTTACGAGTTGCACGAATGCAGCGGGTTCGGCGCTTCAGACGGATTAACCACTGCTGAATATGCGGAAGTTCTGCAAAAAAGTAAATACGCTCTAATTCCTGAAGGTCAGGACAGTATGGATTCTTTTAGGTTGTATGAAGCTCTAGAAGCTGGATGCGTGCCGATAACAGTGACAAATTCCAGACGTTTTAAAGTTATACCTTCCTACTGGAACGGGATACTGGATACGTCCGAGACCTTGCCGTTTGTTATAGCGCCCACGTGGGGCGAGGTCGTGGACAAACTACGTGATGAAACCGAGCAAAGTTATGCCGAAAAACAAGTCGACTGCGAAAAGCTTTGGAATAGAACTAAAAAAAGGTGGCGCTCAGAGTTCACTAGAGTCTGTCAGACGCTTGTTTAGCTGCGCCCCGCACTAAACTTGTTCACTACGAGGGCGGGTCAGCGGGCGCGGGCGTATTGGAAGGGCGATTCGGCTACTGCGAAGTAGATGTAAATCTGCCCAGATGCGTTGGACGAGTTATACCCCTGTCTCAACTTAAATCCATTCGATAGTATGTCAAAAGTGGCCGGGCTCAAAGTAGCCTCAGCATCGCTTGAATTGGGTTTCAGTCGTGCCGCAGCCGCGTTGTAAGGATCGCGTACGGCGTCGTATACATCCCAATCGTATGCGGCAGTTGTGCATTTCCACAAAATCCACCTCGGCCTAAACCCGGTATAAACAAACGGCCCATCTGCGCTGCCGTTGCCGGTGTAGCTGCCGAAACTAGAGTACCCGGCTACTGGGGCGAAGCAGTAGGCTAGATTGTCTCCAGCAAGATTGCTCCAGCTTCCAACGCTAAATACAGAACTTGTCGGCGCAGTATTGTTCCAATAAGCCGAAACAGTACCGGCTGCGTCAGTAGCGTTTAATTTCAAGAACTTTGTAGCTCCAAGCTCAGCGTGGTAAACGGCCCACTCTGAAGCAAGCGAACGACTTTTAACGATTACAAGTGAGGGGGCCACACCAAGGCCGTGACCGATGGTGTTCGCTCCCGCAGAAGCTTGCGTCCAAGTAACAACACTGAACCCCGCACTCGCATTAGCCCGCACCTGACTAGAGATGGAGCCTTGTGTGTTCGTGACGGTGGAGCTGCCGGCGTCCCAGCACCAGGCGACGTAGGAATTACCTGAAGCATTAACACCCGTTCCGGATGTAAGCGAAAAACCGTCAGAAGTGAAAGCGCTTAGATACCCGTTGGCATCGTTGATCACCTCTGCATCTGTTGTATTGCTGAACAGGTGACGATTAGCGCCACGGATGATGTCATTAAGTCGGTGTC